TTTTCATACCTGCGCTAATATAGGATTCAAACTTGCTTTTGGTAGTTGAAAATTTTTGAATGTTACCTTAATTAATTCTTTAATTGTTTTTTTAGGCACACATCCATCCTTGACCATAAGTCCATTGTACCCTGATTTCGCATAGTTGTCAATAAACCTACGCACATCACCAATATGAGCCTTCATAAATTCTACTGTCTCTAGATCTGTAGGCTTGAATGTTAGAATGTTGTATTTGTGACAGCCAATTTCTTCGTTTAATGGAATACTCTTGTCATTAAATCTGTATACCGTCGTCTCACATCCAATCATGTCATCTTCGATTGTCAATCCCCAAAGTGCGCCGTCAACCTCGTCTATTTCTTGTTCGGTCATCGTTATACACTCCTGAAGTATTCGATAGTTTTATCCAATCCCTCCGACAATGCAATTTTCGGTTCCCACAGTAATCTTTCTTTTGCTAATGTAATATCTGGTTTGCGTTGCTGAGGGTCATCAATTGTACGTTCAACATACTGCTTATAACCTTTATTTACCTTCTGTATAATTATAGTCGCAAGATCATCTACAGTAAACTCTCCAGGATTACCAAGATTAATTGGTCCGATTTCCTGTGAGTTTGCAAATTTCATAATTCCGTCTACAAGATCGTCAACATAACAGAATGATCTTGTTTGCCAACCTGCTCCATGAATAGTTAGATTCGCATCAGCAAGAGCAGCGACGATAAAGTTAGAAACAACTCGCCCATCGTTCTTTGCCATCCGTGGTCCATAAGTATTGAATATGCGGAATACACCAGTGTTGACATTATGCTTTCTCCTGTAGTCAAAGAACAAAGTTTCTGCGGCACGTTTACCTTCATCGTAACATGCACGTGGACCAATCGGATTCACATTACCATTATAAGTCTCTGGCTGCGGATGAACATCAGGATCACCATAAACTTCTGATGTCGAAGCCTGAACAACTCGAGCCTTTGTTTTGCGAGCAATCTCCAAAACATTTCGAGCACCGAGCACACATGTCATCATCGTGCCAATCGGATCACGCTGATAATGCACAGGTGAAGCAGGACAGGCTAAATTATAAATTACGTCAAGTGCGCGAATAGAAAAGAAATCAGCAAATTGTTCGCTGGTAACATCAAGTTCATATAAACGAAAATTTGAATGCTTGACGATGTCCTCAAGATTCTTTACAGTTCCTGTGTAGAAGTTATCAACACAATAAACTTTATGCCCTTGTTCAAGCAACCTTTCGCATAAGTGACTACCAACAAAACCTGCACCACCAGTCACTAATATTTTTTTCATTCTACTATCCTCTCACACATTTAATTGTCAATGATTTGTACAATTAGGGATTTTTCTCATCTATACAAGTCAAAATTTTAGCAAACCAACCTGTAATTATATATTTCGGTTGAGTGTACACCGTTAATCCTCTGTGAACATGAGTCATAGCCGCAGGAAAAATTACAATCATTCCTTTTTTTGGTTGGAGTTTCACTCCTTGATATAAAAATTCTGTTTCCGCTTCATTGGGCGGCATTGTATTTAGATACAATGTCCAAACTAATTCCCTTCTACTTAAATCTACGGTATGTCCTTGCTCATAATGCCACGTATGATAACCACCATACGGCAGTGTTCTTTGAACTTTTAAATTAGAACATTCATGATTATATTCTAATAATTGACCATATTTGTTTCTATATTCATGGTAACAATCACTGAGTGGGGTATAAAGTGTATGACATAAATTACTTTTATTGTCTATGAGGCTCATAAGATTGTCAAATAATTCTTTCTTGCGTTCCATTTCTGAACCAGAAGAATCTTTGTGTTCTGGGAAATTTAAACTATTGTTAGCGTGGGCAAAAATATCATCAAGTACGGTTGAACAATCTTCGCGAGACATGTTTGTTCTATATATATTTAATCCATCACGTAGAAATCTAGTAGAATTCAATGCGAAATCACTTTCAAACACTTCAATAACACTATCACAGTCTTCTTCTGAGACTTTATTTTCCCAGGTTTCAATAAAATTTATCACACAGTTTCTCTCTTGTTCGTTATTTCTTGCATATATCTAGCAATATACCAAGCGTCAACAATGTCTGTTGAAGGCGAACCTAATTTTGTAGTTGGACTAATAATTTTATGCAGATCAACTCCAGTATCAGCCACAAATTGTTCATACATCTTATCTTTTGTGGCATTACCCTTTCCAGTTGCGTATTTCTTTACAACTGTTGGGGGCACAGTGAAAAACTTGTATCCTGCCTTGTATAACATATACTTCATTATACCGCAGTTTTCGGCTAAATTAAAAACTTTTCCCTTAGAACCAAACGAATAGTCTTCAATTAAAACAACAACTTCTTCTTTTGAAAAATCAGCAAGAATTGTTAATACCCATTCAGCAATATTCTCATATCGTTGTTGGTCTGTTAGATATTCCTCATGCTGATCTCCAAAGATATTATGACAAACTCCTTGAACTGACTTACGATCATTCAAGTAATAAAAGAATGAATTTGAAAACGTCTTATCACGCGAGACGCAAACGCAAGGACTTGTTAAACTATAATCAATTCCAACGACGATTGTCATCTTTTTCGTCGTCTGAGAAATCATCATTATCTTCTTCTAAGAACGGATCTTCATCTTTATCATCATTAAAGTTTAGTTCTTCATTCTCGTTGTCATAAAAGTCGCCACAAAATGGGCAATGACTTGGAGAATAACTTACTTCATCTTCTTCAAATGATAAAGCAAACATTGAGCCGCAATTATCGCATGTTAGTTTTAAATCAGGCATTATCAACTCCTCGTCACTTTAGTGATTTTTTCTATTTGTTTGTCAATCACAGCTGTTCTATTTGGCCAATGTATATAGGCTTTGTCTGGATTCTTTTTAAGATTAGCCAACAATGGTAAGATCATTCCCTCAACTTCCTTAAGTTTGGCTTTATATTTTTCTTCTATCGCAGTTACCATTGCATTAGTCAGATTTTCTTCTTGCGCGCTTAACAAATTATCTAGTTTTAATTTAAGAGCAAGAATATCTTCATTATTTTGTTGCGTTGGTGCGGGAGTTGGCAGACTATCGTCATCTGCAAAACTAAACCCAAAATCATAATCATCTACTGGTGTTGTTGACATTTTATTTTCCTAATTAGTTTACCAGACCCAAGATACATAACTATATCTCGTTCCCTTTGTTACTTCATCGACGCGATGAGGATACATAAAGTTGCTCGGAAAAATCATAATTTGACCTGTTTTAAGTTCAATTTTTTCTTTTTCCCAAAAAATTAGTTCACCACCTTCATAATCATTGTTCAGCGAACCAAGGATAGAAAGTGTAGGGATACCTTTTCTTTCTCCATCAAACATGCTATGAATGTGATCGCAATGCAGTTTCATTTTTGTCCCAACATCATAACGATTGTATCTCACCTTTGTGTACCCATTCCAACCACCATACCATTTATCCATCATTCCATGCCAATCATAAAAATATTGTCGAATTGCAACCGATATTTTCTCATCAATTTCTCTAGTTTCCGGAATATCCGGATCTAACACCGATAATTCTTTATCAAACCTTATATTCTGTTTGGTTTCTGAGTTATAAAACTGATGTAATTCCCATTTATCATTTTCTGATAATTTCTCAATAAGATTTTTACATACATTTGCTTCTAAAAAATTATCATAAATTCGCACATAATCTCTAAGATCCATTGGCATTAACATAACAATTACTCTCTCATTGTGAGGTCATAATGATATTTATCATCATCTGAAAGAACCCACTTGGCAGTGTTTTCTACTGACCACATTGATGTTCCAAGTTTACGCTCAATCACATTTTGTCCTGGCTTTGTTACAAACGAAGGTTCAAATGCACGAACGCGATTATTTGGCTGAATCGCAAAGTTGCCGTTATCAAGTTTAATTACATGACCACATTTATGTTGACCAGGAACTTCGCTAAAACCAACATCAGTGATATTCTTATCTTCCTGCGACCAATCAAGTGTAAACATATAAGTGCCTTCACTCCAATTTTTATTGCGATCAATATACTTCATTCTTTTATTACAGAGAAAATCAAATTGCGTCACACCAATGTATGAACTAAAGCAATCCCAGAGGACTAGGTTATAAAGTTCCTCTTGCGGCGCAGGAATCTTATGACAGAAAGCGTGGATTGGCATGCGGAACCAAAGCCCTTCGTCTTCCATAATGAAATGAAAAAGCGGGGCACGATGCGGTAGTGACGCCACGCCAAATATAAGAACTGGAAGGTATGAGTCTTTCGCTTCATCGAACTCTGTTCTGTTCTGAAGAAAATTACTTCGCACATAGCATTCTATGGGCGGGATGTTTGCATTTAAGTATGCCATGATTTTATATAGTAAAATAAAAAAGGGGACCGAAGTCCCCTTTTTTGCAACTCAGTTAAAATTACTGAGCGACTGGTGCTTCTGCTGGAGCAGCAGCGTCAGCAGCAGGAGCGGCTTCAACAGCAGCGTCTGCAGCAGGTGCTTCAGCAGCTGGAGCAGCAACTTCAGCAGCAGGGGCTGCTTCAACTGCGACTTCTTCCTTTGGACTACAAGCAACGAGACCAAGAGCAACTAGACCAACTAACGGCAAGTTGCAAGCAACTAGACCAACAAGAGTAGACATCTTCATTTATTTCTCCTTAGATTTTAGATTTCACATACACCTGCAGAGCATGCAAGTTCCTTTGCTGAAGTTGTAGTATCTGTTTCTTCCATAAACTCAATCCAATTGATATCAACGTTTTGAGATCCTAGAAGTTCATTATACTTCACTTCATCAATTTCTTCGTATGGTGCTTGACGATATGAACCATTGTCGCGTGGGAGGAAAGAAACTCCAGACAATACTGAAATATTCTTATATACCCATGCACCAACTTCCATCCATTCATCATCACCAACATATACTGTAATAGAAGGCTTGTGTTCACACCAGTGATCCTGATAGATCTTCCAAAGTTCTAACTGTTCAATCGCAGTCATATCATTGCGAGTGACAGAGTTCTTTGGTGCCTTCATTGGGAAACTGAATACCCAGTTTGATTTGCTGTAAAAATCTTCTTCAGCCTTGTATCCCTTGTCAATCATAAACTTCGCTAGAGGATCCTTCATGTCAGCGCGAACACGACGAATGTAGTGTTGTGCATAACGAGGATGAATGCCTGAAGCAGAATCAACTAATTGAGAAACAGTGCCTGATGGCTTCACGCAAGTGATTGCAGCAGAAGCAGGAATGCCAAGTTCATCAGCAAACTCTTTGTTTGTCTCAACGCAATGTAAACGAATAGCATCTAGCGCATCAGCAAGTTTCTGTGATGGTTTGTTGAGTAACTTGCTATCGCAAATACCTGTGAGTGAAACACCAAGTAGTCTTTCTTCATCACAGTTATTCTTCCACTTTTTATTGATATAACGGAAGTCTGTAAGAGTTGATTGCAATGTACCGATGATTGTAGCAAGACGAGCCTTACGCTTCAATGATTCTACATCATCATTTGCGCGAACAACGATCTCAGAGAGATTGCAGAATTCAAATGGACGCAAAATAATTTCTGAACATGGGTTAGTTCCAAACTCATGATTCGGATCACGACGACCATTCTTTGTTGCAACTGCCTTCGAAGCAGCGCGCGAGAAGATACCACGCTCTCCAGACTTTGACATATAGAGAGCATGCCATTCATTCATGAAGGTTTCCATCTCAACTTTTTTATCATACACAGCTGATATGTTTGCCAACGCTCCTC